AATGAGAGTTACTTTACCTGCAATGAGAGTTACTTTACCTGCCTTGATGGCTATTACAGCTGGATTTCTGAAAGATCGTCCAAGTTACATAATTAGGAATAACAGCGAATTTGTGGGTAAATCGGTTGGTTCTCGTAATAAACCCAAACGTAAACATCCACAAGGCAAACGACGACAACATTAAATAACTTTGATAGCTACCCAAATTTAATTTGGGTAGCTATCTCTATTTATGAGAGAGAGAGAGAATGAATTTTCATACCAAAGCATCATACGAACAAAACGGAGTAAAAGCCCATTTCTTATTTGAAATGACCGCAAGTAAGAAACTACAATTAATAATTTATCATGATGAACCATGTATAGATCATGTAACTATTTTTCCAATTTTGGCATCTTTTATTAATTGGAGAAAATATTTCAAAGTTGAAGATTTACTTTCTACTTATCATACATTAGATGTTGAAAAATTTTGTAAGTTTATTGATAATTTTGTTTATGAATTTGAAGATTCTTATCATGAGGGAGAACTTATTCAAATTATGCCAACTAAACCTGATATAGTAATTCCGAATACAGATGGCAAATGGCACAGATGTTGGTACAAAAAAGAAAAATATGGAAAGATTATTCCCATTTCTGGAATGGACCCAACTCCAGTTGTTGTTTATAAGGAGGTTATTTAATGAAGATTTTAGTTAACGTAACCCAAACAGATATCAATCAAGGCAGTCCAGCTTGTCTTTCATGTCCTGTAGCTTTAGCTCTTCATAGAGTCGTTGATTGTTACGAAATAAGTGTTCGTTTGAAAAGAATAAAGTTTTTTCGCAATTTATCTGATTCGGGGACAGCTATTGATACTCCTGTAAATGTGTATAACTGGGTAGCTCACTATGATTATACTTTTAAAACATTGGAGCCTAGGTCTAACGTAAAGCCTTTTAGTTTTGAGCTAGAAATTCCAAATTCAATTGCAGATCTAATAAAACAATGACAATTTTTACTTATTCCACTTATCAAAAGTTAATGCCAGAAAGCAAGACTTTTTTTAATGCTGCTTTTCTATTTGGAATGACTAGCGGCGGACACGTTATGTTAGCCACTTGGATTACTCATCCTAATGAGGGTAGTTACGAAACTTCCGATCTTTTGTTTACCCCTATTAATGTTAATGGGCAAATCTTAGAGTCTGTTGCAGGACTGTCTGTAAAATATCCTAATGTAATTAGCCCAGATCTTTTTGAATTTGTTCAGCGATTTATTATTGATCTGAATAAAGATAAACAGTTTGCAGAAAAGCTTCCTTGTTTCTATCGCTATGGCATGTTTAAGCCGATTAAAGTAGTAACTGTTACTCCTAAAGAACCTATTCATATTCACACAGATTTTTTTAAAGCTAAGTTTATACACACAGAATGGGGTCCCCTTTTGCCAAATATTTCGATTCCAAAAGAATCTAATCCAAAATCAAACTAAGATTTAATTGATAAATTAAGTAGGCATTTGATCTACAATTCACAGCGAGCATCACTCCCACTACTAGACTTTTGTAGTGGGAGTATTTTTTGTGTGATTCTAATTAGAATCTAGGACTGTATTTGATTATAATTATTAGTGAGAATTAGTTTTGGTAAAATGGATATGTACTTAAATAAAAAAGAAAAAAACCGTTATCATTTTGATTTGGATTTTTTCTTAACATTTCTGGGTCATTTTGTGTACTTATCCATATTCTAGCATTAGGTACTTTTTCACCTGATTAAGTACATATATTGGTTCTAGGGATGATCTGTCGCTTGATGGGATTTTTTGTGTTAGCGGTGGCAATATGTTAAGTATACTTTCAGCTATTGCAATAATCAATAAAAGTATAACTATGATTTAGGTACTAATAATTAGTAATACGTAAGTAATAAGTATTTAAAGACTTGACAGAATTTCCGGGATTTTTTCGCGTCCTAGTGGGTGATATGACTTGACATTCTAAGAAAAGGGTGATATACTAGGTGTATCCCCTACCGGGGGAATCGACAGGTACCTTATGGAAACTCAAGAAGTCACAAACACTAGCGCAGAACGTCGCGCCACTATCCGCTACACGCTACAACTCTTTCAGATGGGTTTGGGCATAGCCCCTAATATGAAGCAGGTTGAAAAGGGACTCAAGGAATTGGCGGTAAAAATCCCTAAGTCACTCCATTCTAATATCGGTCTAGCCGTAGACGTTGCTGACGAGAGGGACCCAGTTTTGATTGTCGAAATGTTCGGTGATAAGGCTAGTAAATATGGATGGTCACCTTTTACTAAGTTGGCAGATGCTCAAGCATATTTTGCTAATTGGGCAAATAGCGCTATTCAACGGTTGGATTCATTGGATGATGATAATTTTGATTTTGCGCGCGGACGTAATACCGAAACAGAACGAATCACTTTTATGGGTCGTACTGATCTTCTTCAGGTATTCGCTATGGAAATGGTCACTGGTTCCAAACTTGAGGGGTACTTCCGTTCTGGACTCGGTGATATTTCCGCAGATGACCTCACGTCATTGAATAAGATTCTTAACGTGATTAAAACCGCTACCCACGGGATTATCCCGGATAATATCCGTAAGCAGCATTTCGGCCGTAAGAAGGATGAAGTGGCCGTCACTAATGAAGTGGTGAACGAAACTCAAGACTAGTCACTACACTACCGTTAAGTCCCCCGTCTAATTAGGATAGGGGGACCGTCTCCATTTATCCCCCTATTCAAAAAAGACAATGAAAGAAATAGAAATGATTCCAGCGAACGTAATTAATACCGTTCGTTCCTTAGTGGGTAATGAACCCATTCTAGAAACTTTAGTCCCCACCGCATTTAAGTCCCCCGAATCACACGCATACTTTGAAATGGTTAGCGGTATTCAATGCGAACCTTTTATCAGTTGGGAGTTAGTAGAGTGGATTCGTGAACATGCCCACCCAACTATGCACAATCTACCCCCCGTTAAATTAGGCCAACGTAAAAGAAAAGAAAGAAAAGATATTAGGTGACTTTCTAAGTAGACTAATTTAGTTAGTTAAAACTTTGGGATAGGTAATTAAGTTTACCTATCCTATTCTTATTTAAGTAGGTAGTTTCTGAGGGGGATAGGTGGGGATAGAAAAATAGGCCCGCTATGCCGTCTAAATTCGCCGTAGACTCATTTTTATTTGGTACCCTATTCAGAACACGCGGAATTGAAACCGTGCGCTAGAATCGAATTTAAATGATTCTTACGTAAAAAATCCCCTCACTCATTTTAGAGTAGGGGATTTAATCTTTTCTAGTGGAAATGTTTATAGCGTGAATCTACCGTAAGAATCCCCCGAAAATAAATCCAAAACTAGTGTAGAACAAATGAACGGGTTTAACTTGAGTTCCACCGGAATTTTCTTTTCCGCATTAATGCGTAGTGAATAGCGGTCTATTTCCGAATTGTATTCAAGCGAATAACAGATAGATACCGAGTCTACACCGGTTAGTTCTTTGAAGTCTTTACTAGGGATACATACCCCTATTTGTTTAGTCATTACGCTACCACCATTCCAAAGCAGTAATCTTCATTATCCCCCTCACCGTAGTAAACAGGTAATTGATTGATAGGGGAATCAACCTTAAGGAGCATATAACCATTGACTACCGTACCGTCAGGTAACAAGATATGTCCGTTTAGGTAAATAGAGTTATCTACGTTCTCAACAAACGTAGATACAAACTTAGCGAATTGCGCTAAGCCAAATTGTGTCGAGTCGAATTTGATGGTGAACATCAGTATATTAGACGCGATTTACATAACTTAGGTTACACGTTATTTAGCTAAATGCTGCGCAATTATTCATACGTAGACATAGGTATACATCCTAGGGCTAAAAGTAATTATCCCACTAAATAGGAACTATCCCTAGAACTAATATATCCCTGGTTTTATATATCTACAATAACGAATAAGTGTATCTAACAGATACATAACTAGATAGATATATCTGCATTAGCGAAGTAATTGCATATTAAATATTTTCTCTATTGCAGATATATGTTTATTTATACATATCAGTAGATGATAACTAGTTACTAATGCTATCTATCGGATTTTGTTGTAGATATGCGATCGGCAGTAAATAGAGTTGGTACATAGGTTTATTTAGCCATAGACTATAAGATAAACCAAAGTAACTAGTTAGACTATATGTATTTAGTTATAAAGATATATTAGTTAGTAAGTTACTATTAACTCGTCTTTGCTAAAGAAACTAAATATCTTTATGGGTCCCTATTGACCTCTAAGTTACTTTGAAAGCCTTTACTATAGTATATTTTATACCCAATACTCTCTCTCCAAAAACCCCTCTTACATAAAGTATATTCTATACCTAATTATTTATCAATTCTCAATTTAAATCTTATCTAACAATTACTTTGGTCATTCCTATTTTCAATTTGACCCTTAACTTCGGCCCCCGGCATTGCAGCTTAATAACCCTTTAGGGTTATATTAAGCGTTGCAATAGGGCTAGGGATTCGCGACGGGTAAAGGGTTTATCCGTTGATTTTGAACCTAAAACAGCCCACTAAACAGGCACGGATAAAACCACAGGTAAACAGGCAAATACCCCACTTTGAACCTGAGTACCCCTTTACCCGTGCTTTACCCGTGCTTTACCCGGTCTAATTTGAACCTAAAATCAACGGATAAACAGGGTCATCAGGTGTTTATCCGTCGGTCTAATCCGGCACGGGTAAAGGTGAACCAATGACGGGTAAAGGTGTTTACCCGTGAAAAAGTCAAAATTCCCGCCAAAACCGTATACAATCCGTTAAATCCTGTCGTATACTTAGGCCACCGCCGAGAAAACAGCCCACTTTGAAAATAGGAATGAAAAATGACCATTTTAATAGCCGATTTCCTAATAGAAAACAAAACAAAAATCTCAAAACTTATCAATCACTACAGTAGGCAAGGTAGTTATTCAATAAGTGCCGATGACAAAGAAGATATATTCTCAGCGGTAATACTTGCTTTATGGAATTATTACGGATCAATTCCCACTAACATAGATAATATTGAACGAATTTTAGCTTCCACAATTAAAAATAAAATAAGAGATTTTGTGAGGCATGAAACTAGATCCCAAAGAGATGCCAGAAAAACACTAAGCTACGAAAATCTAGTTAATGAATCTTCCGATGAAAATGACTTTGAAGATTGGGTTTCATTTCAGTATTACAAAGAAGAAAAAGTAAATAACATAAACGATCCATTTACTTTTATAGAACTTGAAAGACTGGAGAAGATAATGAAAAGCCCACTAGACTTTATGTTCTATCCGGAAGCCAGAGCAATAACAATATTTCTAAACAACCACGGTAATCTTTACCCACTAGACGAAAAATTAACTCCGGCACAAAAAAGAGCCGAATACACTAGAAATTACAAACCATTTATTCGTGCGTGCGCTAAATTAGCCATTCTTTTGAGGAGTACAAAAATTGACTAGACGAGAAGTTAGATTGGGTGGAAGATCTGTAGTTCCTATTGAATGGACTACTAATTTAAATGGTGAACCTATTTGTGGCGCACTAAGAAAAGGTAAGAAAGCAATTTGGGATGAAATTAAATTTATTCCTTATTATCAAAGAAATGGACTTACTCCAGCAGAATTTAAGCAGCAAAAGCCAGAAATGTTTGCTGAGATCGTTTGCCATAATTCTCCAGCAACAGATCCTACTTCCCATTTAAATGGAAGATGTAGGTTTTGTGGAGCTAAATCTGGCGCACCTATTAAAACAGGTAAATGGGCTAAGTTAACTACTTTTAGCCAACCAGATTTGTTAGAGAAAATCTTCCAAGAAGAACCCCACTCAGATCTTAAAGATGAATTAGATATTATTCATCATCTTGTGGATGAAAAAGTTAATGAAGCTTTAAATGAAGAAACAGCAAGTTTAGCTGATAGGGCTTTTATGAAACTTGTTCAAGAGTTTAAAGAAGCTTGGCAGGGTTTAGACGGAAATAAAGTTTCTAAAATAGTTTCCCAAATGGAAGCCCATTGTAATGCTAATATAAAACAGCAACGGGCAAAAGACGAATCTGTAAAACTTATACGAGAATATGGTAATCTCGCTAAAACAGGCGCTGAAATTAAAAAAATGCAGCAAGATTTCTTGCCTGTTTCTGAAGTTGTAAGAAATACAGTAATAATTGTAACGGCTATAGAAGGATATTTATCTGATGAACAAAAGGTCCAGCTTCACAGGCACCTCGACAACCTTATTCGCGGAGGCAATCTCGCAGGTTTTACTGCCCAAACAAATTCAATGCATAACCTTGGAAGACCTGAAAATCAGAGACAAGCAAAGGAATATAATCCCATTCCGGCTCAACTCAGCCCAGCAGTTGTACTTGAAGAAGAATCCTAAACTTGAAACATTCAGAGGTAACCGTGAAATAATTCTTAAAGCCCGTCAAATGGGCTTTACAACTTTCATAGCTGGAAGAATATTTGTAGACACTGCTAATGTTCCCAATACTCAATCAATGATGATTGCGCAGGATGAAACCAATGCTAAAAATCTATTTGCATTGGTAAAAAGATTTAACGATACTCTTCCACCCCACCTAAAAAGAAAAATAGGCACGGATTCTGCCACTAAACTTGAGTTTGAAGATATTAATTCAAGTTTTACTGTTGGATGGGCCGGATCTGCTAAAGTTGGTCGAGGAGGAACTTTAAATAATGTTCATCTATCTGAAGTTGCCTTTTATAATAATGCTGGACCAGTTATTGCCGGTCTTTTGGAATCCGTACCTGAAGATGGTAATATTTTTCTTGAAAGCACTGCTAATGGCGTAGGTAATTATTATTTTGTAGAATACAAAGCTGCCGAAGAAGGAAATAGTATCTACTCAGCTAGATTTTTTCCTTGGTTTATAGAGCCCACTTATGCAAAGCCATTTGAAGAAGGTCAAATTTGGGAACCCACTGATGACGAAAAAAAACTTTTAGAGTTTTATCCTGATTTGTCGCCCGAACAATTAAATTGGCGACGAAATAAAATACTTGCTCTTAGAAATAGTAAAAGAGACGGATCTTCAGAAGAAGGAGATTTCCCACAAGAGTACCCAATGAATGCCCAAGAAGCGTTTCTTACTAGTGGGCAGGGTTATTTTGACAATGGTTTTATAGATAAAGAGTTGGTTCCCGTAGCTTTAGATTCGGAGAAATTAACAATTGAAGTACCTAGAAAATATCCTGAACTATATTTGGAGACTAAACGATCTAGAGTTTCTTTATCTATATTTTCTTTACCTGCTATCGGTCATAGATATTTGCTTTCTGCTGACCCTAGCGAAGGTTTAAATGATAAAGGTGACCCGGACTCTTGTTCTACTGACGTTATTGATTCAGAAACAATGGAGCAAGTTGCTACATTACATGGAAGATGGGAACCATATGATTATGCAGTCTTAATTAGTCAACTTGGTTACTGGTACAACTCCGCTTTAATTGCCGTAGAAAGAAATAATCATGGCCACTCAGTTTTAAATACGCTTATAAATGTAATAGGATACGATAATATTTATTATCATACTGATTACGAAGCAAAAGTAAGTAGCAGGGTAAGAAAACCAGGATTTCATACTAATGTTAAGACAAAAAGCATGGCATTAGCTGCTTTGTTTGAGATGTCTATGGACGGGTCTTTGATTATAAGACAAATAAAAACATTAGAAGAAATGAAAAACTATTCAAAACTTCCCGGTAATAAATTTGGAGCTATAATTGGTCATGATGACAGGGTTATGTCTATAGCAATAGCTTGCTATATTTTGAAAGATAAAGTAGCCATAAAAAAATATCTTTCAAAAGAAAAGCAAAAAGCCACAAAAATTAAGTTTAGAATTGGATCATCTAGGAGTTTTGTATGAACGTAATAAACACTAAACATCAACCATCCGGGTTAGTAGAGTATGTTAGCGCGGGAATGAACAGTCGTGCTTATTATAATTTAAATCCTTATCCTTATTATGCTTTTAAAGCTTGGAATACTGAAAAAATGGGACCATATCCCACTTGTCTCAGTATTGGTCAGCAAATAATTGATAGACCGGCTAAATGGCTATTTGGTAAACCTCCAGAAATGCAATTTAGAGAAGATCAAAAAGTAAATGAGTATTTACTTAAAGTTTGGAAACAAAATAATATGGATTCCAAACTTGTCAGCATTGCCGAACAAGGTGGACGAGATGGTGGAGTAGTTATTAAATTTACTTACGATGCCAGCAAAGCTAAACAAGTAAAGCTACAGGTACTCTCCCCACTCACACAAGTTAGATTTTACTATGATCCTCATGATATAGATACACTCTTAATGGCCCGTATTCAATATGAATATTTTGATCCAGAAACGGGCAAATTTATGTGGTATCGTGAAGAATGGACTGAAGCAGAAGAAATCAGATATAAACCACAAGAATCTCAAATGTTTGGAGCTGGGGCAAAAATTGATTATATGCCAGGAACTATTCCCATTTGGGAAAGTTTGGATAAAAAAGAATGGGAAATTGATAAACAAATCAAGAATAATTTTGGAATCATACCAGTTGTTCATATTAAGAATCGAGAAACTTTTTCTCACTATGGTAAAGGAGATATATTTGGTCTTACCCATTTGCTGGACCGAATAAACCTATCTTACCATTTAATGGATCGTTCTAATCAGTTAGAAGTAGACCCCACTGTTATTTTTATTGATCTGGAACCTAAAGATGATGATTCTATGGATCATCCGGGAACACCCGGAACAACTTTAGATATGAAAACAGCTGATTCTGATGAAGCTCCCACTAAACAAGGTAGAGCTGAGATATTAGAATCAGGAAATAAAATACGAGAACATATTGCTAGTTATGCTTCCAATATGAAAAGTATGCTTTTTGATTCTACTGGGGCAGTTTTTCCTAGACAAGAGGACATAACTAATAAAGGATCTTTAACCCAATCAGTTTTAATTCAAATGTATCAACCACTTTTAGAAGTGGTAGGTCAAAAAAAGATTCAATATGGAGAAAATGGAATCTCCTTATTGATGAGAACTTTAACAATAGCTCTTGCTAATATAGGAGTTGTTGAGTTTAGTAAGTTTGCAAACAAAACTATTTCCGATTTGGAGTACAGCCTAACTTGGTACAGTCAATTTACGGCCAGTGCTGATGAAATGTTTAACAACTTTGATAGAATAGATAGAGAAGTTAAGGGAGGTTATATATCAGCTAAAGTAGCAGTTCAAAGAATATCGCAAATGGAAGAAATTCCCATTACAGAAGAAGAATTAACTGAAAGAGAAAAAGAGGTAAAAAATGCAATTGAGCGAGATAATGAAACCAGTAAATCAAGAGAACCCGGAGGTTCACAAGACGGACAATCTTCCGATGGAGAAGGAAACAATAGAAAATCCAAATCTTCAAGACAACAACAAAGATCAGGGGGGACAGTTGGAGACAGAACATAAAGAACTTATAACACCAGAAATTCTTAAAAAACTAATTGACAATGCGCAAAAAACAAATAATTGTGCAGAAATTGTTAAAGATGAAGATACTGGAGAGCTAGTTTGGCAGGGAGATAAGAAAGCAATTGCCGTAATTGGTTATCCATATATAAATAGCACTAAAGAAAGAGATTCCATGAATATGCCAATAATTATCCCCCACTTTCCTGAAGGGATAGCAGATCAACTAAATCTGCTTAATATGGGATTTTATCCTGAATTTCATGGATTTGTAGTAGTAAGTGGAGAAAAATATGAACAAGAATAAATACTTGCCTATTGAAGAAGGACCAGATCCTTCTAACAATGACAATTCTGTTATTAAAGAAATGCGTGCTAAAATTGACGCTTCTAATGCAGAAAAAGAAGCCGCTATTAGGGAAAAAACAGCTTTAGAAGAGCGACTTAAAGAAATAGAAGCTAAAGAACTTTCCGAAAAAGAACGTCTTTCCAGAGAAGTAGAAGATCTTAAAGGAGCTAAAGAACGAGAAGAGTCTGCTAAAAGTCACCTAGGTAAATACGAACAATCAATCAAAGGTTTGTATGAAGAAACTCTAAACACATTTCCTGAAGACAAACGTGAAGCTGTTCGCACAATGACTTTTAATGAACAAGATATTCTTGACTCTTTAAATCGAATTAAAGCAGCAGCAAAAGTAATTACGCCAGTTACCTCTCAAGGAAACGTAACAAATCCCGGAGCTCCACCTCCATCCTTGCCAAATAACAAAGATGATAAAAATACCCCGCCTCCCCCACCAACAGATATAAAAGCATATCGAAATATTGGATGGGGAGCAGTATTAAGTAAGTAAAATATACAAGAATGGGACCAATCTCGTAATAGGATTGGTCCCAAGCTGCACTTGGAGTAAGGAGAAAATAAAAATATGGCTGCTGCCGATGTAAATGCAATCTCACTAAGTGAATATGGGGTCATGTCTAATGTCCCACTAGTTAAGAAAATAGTAACTTCTCTTCTTTTTAACGGAATTGTTCTTGCGGATATTCCTTTGATTACTGATCCTACTTTGGTTCAGCAGGGTGTTCGTTGGATGGATAATCTTCCCAACGTTAACTGGGCAAAACTAAATGAAGGTACTACTGTTACTAAAGGTAAGCCCACTGCTTATGCAGAACAGGCATGGCTTTTGCGTAACTCCATAGATGTTGATTATAAGCTAATTGAAGATCGAAATCAAATTGTTGATCCTCGTGCGGCAAGTTTGGAAGCATATTGGAGTTCTGTAGCTTATAACTTTAATGACTACTTTATCAATAATGACCACCTTAGTGGTGATGAAGATAGCTTTATTGGTTTGCGTACTCGAATAGATAATCCTGCTACGTATAAACTTGCTACGGATATAAAGATTGATGCTGGCGGTGTAGATATGTCTCAAGCGGGCATGACTACTGCTACCGCTAATAACATGATTGAATATATTCAAACTCTTCTTTCTTATCTTGGACGAGAAGAAGGCGATGGCGTATGTCTTTATATGAATGATCAAATGAAGCGTCGTCTGGAGCGGGCAGTACGTTTGCTAGGTGCTGGTGCTGGTTGGAATATTACTAAAGATGCTTATGATCGTTCTCTAACTTATTATAAGGGAGCGCGAATTATTGATATTGGACGTAAAGCTGATCAATCTACCCGTATTATTACTAATACGGAAACTGCCGCAGGTTTGCCGGGTGCTAGTAACTTTTCTAGTATCTATGGTGTTGTTTACGGTGAAGATCGTCTTATTGGTTGGCAATTTGCTCCTATGGAAAAATCTGTTAAAGATCTTGGAGCTATTGGTAATGATGGTACGATTTCCCGAATTAGCGTAGATTACGCTGTAGGACTTCTTCCACAACACTCTCGATGCATGGGACGAATCTTTAACATTAAGATGAACTAATATGGTTGACGTTAATTTTACCCTACAAACACAAACTACGCAAACTGCGTCATTCAATAGTGCCGGTGTTGATTTAAAAACAGGAACTCAGCGTGCCGGTTTTACCGCTCGTTTTGTTGTAAGTAGTTACGCAAGCGTATCTACTGCTGGAACTGTTTTTACTTTTAAAATCCAGGCATCTAGTGATAATACTACGTTCTTTGATATTGCGGCCGCACCTCCTATTACTGGAACTACTGCCGCACAGCAAATAGAACAATTCGTAACTTTCTCAACTACTTTTAGGTATGTCCGGGCCGCAGTTGTATTTTCCTCAAATGCAGGTGTTCCGGCTATTGCTTATAAAGTAGAACCAGGACTGTCGTTCCCGTAAGAACCCATTGCCTAAATAGCAAGTGAATGTTGGTCATTCATTCATACTGAAAAGTTGGGTTCTTTCTATAAGCCAATAACTAATTTAGTTATTGGCTTATATTTATGAGGAGAGCATTAACTAATGACCATTTCTATAAGCCCCGCTCAAATGAACGATCCTCTATTTGCATCTCAATATGAATCGCAAATAGACCAAGCAATTTTATCTACACCTGAGAATCCGGATTTATACATACTTAAATCTGTGTGTCTGCTTCACGCAGGTAAGTACGAAGAAGCATTGAAATATGCTAAAAAAGGTGTTGGAGCAGATCCTAATAACTTAACAAGCTATGTAACTTTAGCATCTTGTTATCATCATTTAGGAGAATTAGAAGAAGAGTATAATACATATGCATATGCATATAACAAATGTAACCATATTCCTTCTATTAACTGGAATTTTTCTCATGTACTTCTTCGCAGAGGTAGCGATCAATTAGGGTGGACTCTTTATGATTGGAGAAAAGTCCATCTCCCTAATCATACTAGATTTAGACAGCCTGACATAACTCAAACGTTACTAAAAGGCGGAACTTTATTTGTTCATGCTGAGCAGGGTCTAGGAGATCAGATACAATTTTTAAGATACATTCCCACTCTAAAAAAGTATTTTGATAAAATTATTTATGAATCTTCTCCTGAACTATATCATTTGGTCAGTGATAATGCAGATAGCCTTGGTATAGATTACGTAATTTGTAGATCAAAAGATTTTTCTGTCAACGTAAAATTTGATCATCATTGTTCAGTAATGGACATACCTTTGTACTTTGTAAAAGTCTCTGTTTACCCAGAAGATTTTAAAGAAAATATGTATGGTAGCCTACCAAACTGGATAAAAGAAATTAGAAAATCTGTGATTGAAGAATGGGATAAGTCCCTTTTTTCTAATTTTAAAAGCTCAAATCAGAAAACTGTTGGGTTAAACTGGAGAGGATCTCCTAATCACCCCAACGATAAAAATAGATCTATACCCCATCCAGATATATTTAAACCGTTATCTGATAATGTTTTAATATCTTTGGATCTTGGGGAGCCAGTTAAAACAGATTACATGCTATACAATGTTAGAGACGGACTTCCAAATGTTGCTTATACTGCGGCTTTCATTAAAAACCTAGACGTAGTAGTTACTGTAGATAGTATGATAGCCCACCTAGCTGGATCTATGGGTAAGAAATGTATAATGATGTTACCCCATTTAAGCGAATGGAGATGGGGACTAAATGACACAATTACCCCACTTTATTCGTCTATAACTATGGTAAGACAGGGGCCAGACCGAAAATGGGAACCCGTAGTAGATAAAGTAAAAGAGATAATTCATCATGAAATATAACATTCTTTTGACCGGGGCTATGTGTGGATTCCTTGGGGCTGTATGTATAGATTTAGATGCATGGAAACGAGCGCCAAAAGATTCAAAATTTGAATGGGACTTGGCAATTAAACGATGGATCGCTGGTGCAGTAATTGGTGTTACTGCGGCTCTTTCCCATGAGTTTAGTGTTCCTATACCTACTCCTTAATTATGTCTACAACCTGGCCCACTAGAACGGAAGTAAAAAACTTAGTCTCAGCAATGGGAGTAAGTATTCCTGCTCGGGTCACGGATGCTACAATAGATCTTTTTATAGCTGCCGCATCTGCCAATTTTGTACAGCATACAAAAAGAACTTGGATACCCACTACCGAAGTAAGAACCTTTAACGGTAGTGGGACTGGTATGTTAGAAATAGACGATTACATATCTATTTCTACTGTAACTTTCATAGGTAACCCCACTGTAACAGCTCTGCCTATTGATCACTTTCACGAAGTAAGCGTAGCTAATTATCCTAAAAATAGAATACAAATCTATCAAGGCGGGGCTCTTTCTTTTAACAATCAATGGATTACTGCTTTTCCATCTGGAAGAAGTAACATAGAAATTAATGCTAACTGGGGTTATGGGGCAAGTATTCCAGCAGATGTTTGGCTATGCGTAGCATATCAATCTGTCGCAATGATTGTTAATTTCACTCAGTTTGACATTGACGGCTACCTGATTAAATTTTCTGAAGCAGATGTTACTGAAGTAAGAAATAGGTACGATCCTTTTCAATTTTTTACTAAGGGAGCTTTGTCTTATAAAGAAACTGTAAAACTTTACAAATTACCCAGTTCTCGATACACTCGGCGCCAAGCTAAGATATTAATTTAAAATGGCTTTAAACAGTAGGCAGCTAAGACTTTACACCGATACTTGTGATTTGTATCGTCCTGCTCCCCTGTCTGATGCTAGGCTTGGAAGAGATATTAACCCATTAAGTCATCTTCAAACTCCTGCTTATACCGGTGTTAAATATTTTCATGAATCTCGTCCAGAGATAGAACACGGCAAGTTTTTTGGGAAAATAAATAGAGAAGACACTGTGTCTCTAATTGATGCTATTCATATGGACGTAGCCCAAGAAGCTGGCGTTAACTGGCATTTAGTTAACACTAATCCAGAAAGTCCTTACTATAATCAAACCTTTATACTTACTGGCGATGAAATGACTAAAAATCATAGAGCCAATAAAAAAGTATACTTTGCTAAACGAGTAATAGAAGGTCTTTATGTCTCTGGTTAATCTGGTATTTGAAGAAGTTAAAGAAGTAATAGCTTCCGCTCTAGGCTATACAGATCAAACTAGAATTATAGCCGAAGCCACTAAATTAATTAGGTTTGATTGGAGAAGTCTTGTATCTTTATGGGATAGAGGTGGAGATGGTATAAATCCCCCTTATGTTGTTGTTAGGCCACTTCCTACCATGGAAGCTTATTTTGGATTGGCAGCCGATTGTTGGTATCAACCTTTTGAAATTTATTACATAGACTCTGAAAGAAACAGAGCCTCAGCAACGGCCACCACTGGAGCTTCTTATGCAAACCCAATCACAGTCACCAACACTAATAATATGTTTGTTGGTCAAGAAATCTGGTTTGATAGCACCTCTCCTCAAGTATTGACAACTATAGAATCAATACTTTCTCCCACTAGTATAAAAGCGGCATCCGCAATACCGTCAAATATAACTGGAACTATAGTATCTGATGTAACGTCTGATGTGGCGTTTAAAACAGAAAAAATAAAATTAGCGTTTACTAGGGGCGGTTCTTTTACCAACTTTCAAGTAATGGAAGATCCTGGTTTATTTATATCAGATCTGAATCCGGCTAATGATTATTTTCTTTCTGGAAACTACGGAGTTTATGCCGCAAGCGCAACTGTAAATTTGTTAGTGGGAAGGATAATTTAATGGATCAAATCAATGTTACTAAAGTAGAGTTAGCATTGATAAATGCCGAAAAAGAAACAAACAATTACGCAATGCGTAAGTTTCTTGATCGCTCTCAGGGAAAATATAGTTATAAGGCATTGGCAAAGAGAGGCCATCCTTATAACTCTACACATCCCTTCCCACTAGATATGATTCCATATAAAGATTCGGGGATTATAAATATGCAAAGCAGAAATTTTGTTCTTTCTTGGAAGAAAAATGATCCGTACAGAAAAGGAGATTCAATAGTAAGTAGAACCTATAATGATGCTCCTTATGCTGATGACTTACTTAATGGCATACCGGGATTGACAATTCCAAGACCTTTGATGGACAAAGCTTTGCCAAATGTGGCGTATTTTAGAAACAGAAATTTAAGCGTAGGAATAAGAAATGCCCTTAGTTAAAATCAAAGTAACAAAAACAATGGCTGGAAGGATGGGAGAAACTTCTGTTTCTACCGAAGAAATGTTTGTTGATCTGGAACAGTTTAAGGAAAATTATCCTGACGCTGTATTTGAAGTTTTGGAGGAAGAATAATAAATGGCAACTATCCCACTTTGGGCAATTGGTAAACATATTACCGCTATAACTTTTACGCCTCAATCAGTTAATACCTCTACAGGTGTTTTAACTGATTTGACTACTGTAAAGCAGTTCTATGGGCACTGCGCTGAATTGTCTTTAGATTCTCAAATAACTACTGAGAACATAAGTGCTATTAATCGTACATATGCCAATAACGTAGGAACCGAATCTGACACTACTCTAAAAGTAACTGAGTTTGAAAAATCGGCAGGAGCTAATTTGGCAGCAGATTTGGCATTTACTGTAGGTGCTTCTGGTTTAGTTAAGTTTGTACTTACTCGTGGATCTCAGTCTTTTACTGGATATGGAATACTTACTGACTATTCTTTGAACACTAGCGGTAAGGGTTCTATAAAAGCAGATCTAACTGTTCGTCAAATTGATTCTGGAACTGATGCTCCGTTGGTGTATGCATAATGAAAAAACTTAATGTTTTTGGAATATCTGTTCCAAAACAAGAAATAAAAGAAATCTCCTTCTCTATACCGGAAGGAGATATAGTTTTTAAACTCAAAGAACCTTCTTTGAGTTTAATGCTTGGTCTTCCGCCTCAAATAGAAAATTACATTGAAAAATATGTGACTGGAAAAGATGGCAAGGAACCCTACCCTTTTCCCATTCCCATTCCAGACAGAGAAATAAAAATATCTGCTGAAATGGTAGAAGCTTATACTCTTTTGTATTCTCTTCAAGTTGAAGACGAAGATAAGTATGAGTTTGAAGAAATAGTATTTTTGGGAGAATGTTATCCTGAGCATATGCTTGGAGCAATTAAATATGTTACTGAAGTATCTAACAGATTTAATGATCGAATACAAGACCCTATAGTTGCGGAGTATCTTCCGCTTTAACTGCTTATATATCAACTACAAATAGGCATCCAGACCTTGACATAAGATTAGATGCGGTCTTATGTTCTATTAATGATAGGCTAGCTGGAAAACCGGGACAAGACATACCGCCGCTTGAAGATTATGTATTTGAGCATATAATGTCTTACAGTATTAACGAAGCAAGGAAACTAAAAGATGGCACAAATGACTCTAACTCTAACTCTTAAGGGAGTTAGTAATCTAGTAAATAGCCTAAAAACTCTTAATAAAGAGCTTCGTCTTTTAGATAGACGCTTAGACAACACTGCTAACAAATTCCTTAATGCCTCTAATAGGTTAGCACTTGCCGTTCAAAACATAAAAGTTCCGGCAAGGATACCTTCATTAAGACCTGCCTCTAGAGGCTCTGGTGGCTATGGTGGTTCCAATCAACAAAACTCTAATCGTGGTGGATTTAATATGTTGCCATCTGATTGGAATTTGTTATCGGCCGCCATTAGTGGTGATATGAAACAAATACTTGTAACTATTGGAAAACAAGTATTAGGTAGCAAAGTTTTACCCACTATAGCAAAAAATCTTGCTAAACCTCAAAGTGGTATAGGTCCTCCTGTTCCGCCTAGTATGGCATCTGCTGCTTTGGCGGCTATAACCAATCCCATTACTTTATCTGTATTGGGATTGTCGGCAATTTTTACTGGATTAAAACTATCTGTTGATAAATGGACAGAAGTAGCTAAATCTCAAATATCCCTTTATTATGGAGCAGGTGCTAATTCTAGCTTTGCTGGATTAAAAAAACTAGGAGCTGCTCTAAACATTTCGCCAGAAGAAATAGGTGCAGATGCTTCCAGAACTCCCGGAAAAGGAAAAGTTTTAAAAAGTTTACTCAAGCAACTTAATGCTATGGATGAAGAAGCATCCGTTTATTTTGCTGAAAAGTTTGGGCTGGAAAAATACCTCAATGCCGGTATACGATCTATGTCTAAAAAAGACCTGGATAAAATTCTAGACGATGAAGGAAAAATTAATCCGGAAGTAATAAAGAAAACTTTGGAATTTAATTCTGCTATGGGAGATTTGAGTAATACTTTTAACTCTGCTCTTTTGGAGTTAACCCCACTAATAACTTTGTTTACTGGTCTTATTCAGCTAGGAAAAGATCTTGCTTATAATCCGTTGTTCAAATGGGTTATGGATCAATATCAAAATAGACCTAAGGGTGGCTTTGCTGGTTCTGATGCTTTTGGTAATAAAGACGCCGATAACGGTCAAGCTAAAGCGGCCAAAGATATTAGGGATGCCGCTAAAGATTTTAAATCTGGAGTAGATAAGTGGACTAAAAAAGAAGGAACTATTGGCGGTGGAAACAGAGGTAAAAATCCTTTTCCTCGTGGGATGGTTTGGATGTCTAACCAGGAATATCTTATTCAAATGCAAGAAAATCTAGGAGCTTTTGAGTTTTGAGAAACTTACTTCCAGTAACTCCAAATAAGAATCTAAAGATTTATTTGGATGAGCCTATATATTCAGTAGCTGAACCTGTTTTTGAAATGGCTAGACAGGCTTCGGCTATGTTTCTTAATACGGATACTTCTTCAGTGGGGCTTAGGTTTAATTCTGGTTGGGAAGTAAAATCTTATTTAGATTGGAATGATATAGTTTGGGAGCGAGATGAAGCTTCTGCTATGTTTATACCGGAAACAGACTGTGGCTATGCTTCTGATATGTTTGTTTATGGTTATCAGTCTAGGGCACCATCTAATACAAATATGCCAAATGTTAATTCTGGTGCTTCTGTAAATCAAGCACCTAGAGGGTATAAAGCATTTAAGAAAAGAGTTCCTGCTGGTTATGACTGGTCTACAAAACAATTATTGGCAGACGAAACTTCTTTTCCTCCTCCTAATTTAGAAGACAATAATGAGGGAATGGATAGCACGGTTCAAATGGATCGTGTTTTGTTTACTTATGCGCCAGACAGCACTGATCAAGATATATGTTTTATATTTACTATATCTAGTCTTGATCATATTATGACTGGAGCTAAGTTAAGAATTTATTTTAATGGTAACTCTGGAGAGACTGTTGAAAACGGAGTAACTAAGACAGGTACAGGCCAGTATTGCTGGTGGATAAGAACTGGATATGCTGTTCTATTTGAGAAATTAGTTAGTGAACCTGGAGTTAATAGTTGGGTAAAACGACATGAGGTATACGGTCATTTTCTAGCTAGGGGCGCGGATAGATTTATAATGACCATTAGAAAATCCGGTTCATGTTTTAATGTGGGCGAAGGTACTAATGGTTTTATTAAAACAACCTTTGAATTTTCCACTAATCCAGTAAGAAACACTTTTAACCATATGCTCGAAAGGGTTGCCAACATGGTAACTAATAGTCCCACTAGAATAGAGGATCATTATATGGTTCCTGGTAGCAGACAAGCTACTGTCGAAAGCCCCATAAGAATAGATTTTAGACGGGACATAATGGGTGCTTTCTCCTTACTGAGAACAAATTATCCTACAGATCCTATTGTAGTAGATGATTCTCCTTTCTCTTTAACTGAGCCACCTGCCGCCGGTCAATACATTCTTTTAGATTGGAGTGCTTGTGAGCCCGGGACTAGTAGTGTTATTTGTTCTCTAATAAACAAAGAGACAAACACAGAATTAACTATCTCCAGCTTTGACTCCGCTAATAACAAATGTAGTTATGAATTGCCAGAAGGAGTTACCGACTACTTTGTTAGATGTACTTTTGTAAGTGACGGTGACCATACTGCTAGGCTGAATGGTTGGCGAGTAAAGAAAAATGCTTATCTTCAACTAACTGATCAAACAATAAAGGAAATAGGCGCGGCTCCTTATTACAAAACAGTCATTCGTCGTTTTGATATGAAAGGAGCAGAAAGACATATATCTGGAGAATCTGCATCTTTTACAATAGCAGACCCGCTTAAAAAATTAAATATTTTCAAAACTAGAACTTCTATACCCGTAAAAATAGTTAATGTTGATTCTGCGTCAGGAAGAACAAACACTATTTTTAGGGGCTTTACAACTAGAATAAATAACAACATAAGAAGTAGCTTTAACGATAAGCTGCCTCTTCAAAGTTGGTCTTTGTTTGATATTACGTGTAAGAATATGTGGACTCTGCTTGCTCAGACAACTGTAGATTCTCCCTATACTACTACGTTTTACACCAAAGGAACTGTAGATATGAACGGTAATACCGTCACAAATGACGGTACACCATATCTTGCTTCTGAGTTTATTCGTGCATTAATATCCAGAGCCGGTTTTGATTACGATAACGACTTTGACTTTCCCACTGATATACCTATAAGAATTCTTGCTGATAGTGGGTTAGATTTTTCTTCTGGCATAGACATGCTAGAGAACAATGGGGTTGTTATTGAGTCTCTTTGTGATGATTATATTTTTCATCATTTAATTAGAGACGAAAATTTAGGTCCTAGGGGTAAATGGAAACTTATTCCGCCTCCTGTAGCCCCTTATACTAATTTAGTTAACTTCATAACTACTGGACCTGACATGAGTGATGGCCAACCTAGGGTTACTCATTATTTGCCTAGTTATGCTGGTATGTTAGATCCTAATACCGGACTACCTATTCCCACTTGTGATATAGTAAGCGGTACTTTTAATACTACAGTAAAGGAACCTGAATGTAATTGGTTACTAGTAGCTGGAATGGGTAGCTTTGATACTAAGGGTCCTAAAGTACAATGTGCTGTTGGTCATAATCCTATTAGCTATAATAGGCCCGGTGCTTCTACTGCTGATCCTAATCATCCTGACTATTTAGGTAGAAGAAAGCCCATGTATGTAGTAGATCCTGCTATATACTCTGCTAAAAGTGATGCATCAATGCAAGCGATATTAACTGCTGTATGGAGAAGAATTGCTTATCTTTCTTTCCACGCTATCAAAATGGCAACCTTTACTGCCCCAATGATAGAAATACCCCATGAAACAGAAACAGGCTGTAATAGAATACTTAGATATTATGATCCTGTATTAATTGATGGAGAGCAATTTTTGATTAGAAATGTAAACCCAACTTTTACTAAAGATGGAATGCAATTTGCTGTTTATGAGTGTGAAGCTCCGAGGGCTGTTTAATGCACGCAGAAACTAATTTAAAAAATTGGATAAAAGAATTATCTGCTAGAACTCACGGTCAGACAGGAAATGTTAAAACCGTGTTTGGTAGACAACTAATTTTTCTTAAAGATAGTTCTAAAATAATGCAGTTACCTAACTTGGGTACTATTTCTATGCAAGATTTAGATTTAGCTTCTCCCACTTATGGAATGTATTATGCGGCTGTGGATATAGATCGTGTGGATGGCGGGGTTATAAGATAGTGCTTGCTGGTAAAAGACTTGAAGCTAAAAGAGTCAAACTAGGTTTGAGCATTGATAGTTCAAAAAGCTTTTCAGGTGACGGTACTCATAAATTTGGTTGGGCAGCCTCTCTTCAAAGTTATAGTATATTTAATATTGCGTCTCTCATTAATGGTATACGAATAGAAATTAACTCTACAGAACTTACTCCTGTAAGAAATGCAAGAATTATAATTCCATCTTTATCTATAGATACTACCAATACTATCGGTTCTTATGAAGATTATGTTTTAGCCGAAGTTTTTTTGGTTGATTTTTTGCTGTACGAAACATTTCTTGGCTTGTGGAGAATGTCTATTGGTAGTGTAGAATTTAAAGTCAATGGAGTTTTAGTTGCTACTCTTGGTGGCGGTACTTTAGACTCTACTGGGTTAGGTCCGGGTTATGTTCCTCTACTAGGTATTCCTCCTAAAGTAACTGGAAGTTTGTTTAATAGTGTCACAGGATTGCCATCTAACTATTCTTATTCTTATACTCAAGAAGGCAATGTTCATTGTTCTTACGGCATACAAATAAATGACGGAGATAGTTATATTTATATGCCTGTCTCCGTCCCTTCCTCTGTAATACCTTCTTGTTTTAGTGTGTGTACTTATTGTATGAGTATGCCTGCAATAGTTCAAGGTACTACAACTGAAAATATTGTACTCCACTTAAAGAATAACGGCACAAAAGTCTTTGCTATAACAGATACTACAGAATATGATGAAGGAACTAGTGAACGTCAGTATGGTTCTTTTTGGGTGGTACCTAATCTTGATAAAAGTGTTGTTAAACTAGGAGACAGTTATGGTTCTTTAATTCAAAGAGGTGGAATACCATATACAAAATATACAGGAAAAAGACTTTGTATAACTTCTGATTCGTCAAAAATTCCCGCTCCACCCCCTCCAAGACCTAATCCATATAGTGAAACCGCAACTTCAACTGGAAATTTAACTAATAGTTATAGTGCTTATTTGGATACAGTTTTTGATACTGCTTCTATAATAGAAGATCCTCTCGGAGAGACTTCTTGGCTTCCAGTAGATATAACTTACGATAAGCAATATCTTCTTCAACAGATACCCACAATACCAAATCAAGTGGTGGCAGGGGAGACTTTAACTTTTGTTTACCCTAGTAAAGTTCAACATAGAACAAAATACGGAGATCCCAATAGTGATATGTTGGGATATCTTTCTTGGGATGATGGAGTATCGACTCCCACTGAAATAAATAACATAATCACTTATGTAAGCTATAATACACATCCCCACTGGAGTTATTTTTATCATCCTAGGAATTGGAATGTAGATGGTTCTTCTGTAAATTGGGAAACTTATTGGGCTCCTATTGGTGATCAGTTTTTAAGTCATCCTTCTCTGCCAGGAGATAGGGACGTTCAAAAAAGAACTTCATTAGTTTCGGCTCCCTTATTAGAAGGAGGAAACTCTAGTTTTATAGAATCAATAGCTTTTGGAAAAAAAACTAGTTGGTGGGGTCTGCCTACTTTTGATATAGACAGGCCATCAATCCCATCTAGTATAACTGCTGAACTATCTACTGCAAGATGGTCCTCTAGCGATGCCATTATTTCTACGGAATCTGGAAAAATAAAAGTAACCTCCAGTGGTCCTAGTACATTATCTGTAAACTATAATCTTGCTGATTGGAATTCTTATCCTAGATTATTACCATTACTCACTAAGGAATTTGTTTTTAATTGGGACTCTACTAATGTAAGTTCTATTAAAGTATTTGCTGTTGGGTCTGATGGGGTTGAATGGCAGATATGTTCTTCTCCCGGAACTTATCCTTGGAGTACCTCATTAATAAATAAAAAATACTCCGGTAGTTGGATTCAAGATTGGGGATTGACTGATGTTACAGATATTGGAACTGACATACCTGTTAATGGAGAATCTGTAGTTGCTTATAATAACAATATAAGAGTTATTAATCCACAAGTTTTGTCTGCAAGAGGAGCAAAAAGTCTCAGATTTGAGATAGTTTTTATTAATCCGGCAACCCCAGTAAAAATACATTTACCTGTATTTAATATAGAAAATACCTGGAATATTTATCAAGAATCTAGGCAATTTGGGTGTGCTATAAATGAAAATGGATCGTGTTTCAGATTTGGTCAATCTAATTTTTGGAATTATTTATTAAACGCATTTGAGTATCCCCCTTCTGTATTACAACCCGGTTCTCAAACCACTGTATTAGATTGGCTATGCTTCAAAAGAGTAGTCTTAGAAGGAATAGGTCCAACCGATAGTTTGCTAACCGAGTTAAATAGTCTTTACAAATTACACATAGAATGGAATACTTTAATTCATATAGCTAATGATACTACTGCTTGGATATGTAATTATGGGGATAATAATGATTTAGTTCAAGCGGTACTTAGCAACACATTACAGCCACCTCCACTAATGATGTTTCCTTGTTTTGACAGAGACTCAAATCTTACCCCCACTTCTAATTTTTGTATGAAAGTATGGGCGTTTGATCAAATGAATCGTTATCATATAACTCCTAAAGTTACCTCTGATAACGTTACACTTATTAAATCTCCGGGATCTAACTGGTTAATAACAGATACATCTGAGCCTAATGGATGGACAGTCAGGTACCATCAGCATGTTGTAGATAATTCAGAAACTGATTATAAATTAAGTGCGTCATCAAAACAATATGCAAATTTGAGACCTTGGCACGGTTTCTTTTTTGTGGGCAATGATGATTCTACTTCCTCCACAAATGGAGTAGACATTGTTCATGATAGAAATACCGGAGAATATTTTTATTGTTATTTGATCAACAATGATTTGTGGGTAAATAGATCTTATTCCTTACACCCCACTGTAGAAGATGAAATCACTCAAATTACTTTCTCTGCAGACGTAAGTGAGCCAGCAATAATAATTGCTCCAGATGGGGTGTTGTATGTCGTATATACTCGTGGGACTAATGTCTATTACAGATCTAGTACCGATCAATCCTTATCTTGGAACTCGGAGATACTTTTGTTTAGTGGCAAATCAAAATGTAGAATAGCAACTAATCATGAAAATAATGATGTTGTTTTTGTTGCTTTTGGTTATGTGTCTGGGACTTCAGGACCTGGATATTTATATTCTATTCCTTACGGTGGGGGAGATATAAGTTTGCCATCCCCCACAATTATAAAAGATCAAACAGCAACTAATATAGTTGTAGCTGACGAACAATTTGATATAAGCTACATATCTGGCCAAGTATACCTTTTATGTAAGCTAGACGGTAGCTCGTTACATTCCCACTATTCATCAAAGGATGGTGGACTAACTTTTGATAAAATTTTCTGATGGTTGTAACTTTTTTAGGATCACAAGTACCTGCGCCTCAAACTGTAGGCACGATTAAATTTAAAACAGACTATAATGCGGGATCTTCATTACCTGCATATACCTCTGCTGAGCATGTAGAAACAGGAGATACTTTTTGGTCTTCTAAATTTAATCAAAATGCTGCTCTTCTTGACATTATTGCTCAAGTTGGTGGGGGCGTTATTGCGGTAGTATCTGGTCTGGATCTAACTGCCGGTACTGGTTTAACCCTTAATATTGCCGCAGGAACTGCACTAATTAATGGAGTTATTCAGTTAAAAAATGCCACGTCTATAGCGATCACTGATAACTCTACTAGATATATTTGGTTTAAATCTAATGGTACATTTGAAGCAACATCAACGACTACTCCGCCCGCTTCAATGCCTTCTGTATTTGTTGGAATAGTTGTTACTTCTGCGGGTGCAATAACTAAAGTAGATAAAAGTGGTGTAGTTTATTTTAAAAGCGGAAGTTTAATTAGAGAAACCAATGACACCACTGCCCCCACTGGTAGCGTAGACTCTAGTATAATAATTCTTACTAAAACTTTGGCGGGTACTTATATTTGGGATGGTTTTTCTACTAACCTTGTAAAAGGTTTATTGCCAAATCAAACATCTACTGTTCAAAACATTACTTCTAATAAAACAGAAAATAGTTCTGACAGAGACTATCTTACTACTAATACTGGAGCAGGTTCTAAACCAATAATTACTCTTGAACCTGCAGCTATTGGGGTGGTTAGAAAATTTTTTATAACTAATTCAGTTGGGATTCGTGTAAAAGCTAACACTGGGGATACAATAAGAATCGTTGGTAATATTACAGCTTCTGGAGGTTATGTTGAATCAACTACAGTTGGTGGACATATTACTCTTATGTGTTATCAAGCTAACTCATGGATTGCAGTTGATTTTCTTGCTGCTTGGACTAACGGCACTTGGACTGCTGACTATACTAATAGTTTTGTCTGATATTATAAAGGAACATAAAATAAATATGGATATGGAAATAGAAGACGGACATACATCATCGTCTAAATTGAGATTTGACGGAACTATAAGCATAGGAAACATAATTACTCTTGTTTCCTTTGTGGGAGTTATTCTTATTGCTTACGTAAAATTAGACGAACGTAGCAATACTACTATGAGTGTTTTGGTTGATTTGAAACAAGATTTTCAAAAAACTAAAGAAGAGAATTTAAAAGCTCTTCACGAAATTTCTGATATTAATAACGAGACTGTAAAAGTCTTAGAGCATCTCAAGTCGGATGTAGATTGGCTTAAGCAAGAAAGAGGAAAAAATGGAAGTAGTAATTAATGCCGATGAGGCAATTAACCAAGAATCTGATGCCACTTATGTGTACTATGCTTTTGCTCCTCCAGGGAGTTTAACTAGCGATGCTAAGTGGAAAGTATTTCGTCTTAATAAGACGACTAATCAAAAACAATACGCCAATGGAAATGCTAACTATACTAATGTTGGAACTGGAATGTCTGCCTTTACCTACCAATAAGGAAATAAATAATGCCACAAGTTTATTCTGATTACGCGTCTAATCCTTTTGATGGTAGTTTAGCTCCTGCTCTTGTTGAGAGCAGGGCACGAACTATTTTTAATTTGTTAGAAGATCAAAGACGATCTGTAGTTACTTTGGCTTCTCTGCCAGATTGGTCAACGGTTGGTCCCACTCTAAGCTATAGTTTTGACATTATTAAGGGAGCTAGCGATAGGTATACCCTAAGTATTGATTGGAGAAATACCCTTCCAGCAGATATTTATAATACTGCTAAGTGGGCATATCTTTATGTAGACCCTGTTAGTGGAAATGACGCTAATGCTGGGACAAAGGCTTCCCCACTTAAAGATCTTTTTAATGCCGTAAATAGTACTACTTTAGGAAACGCTACAATTACCGGAATGACTGTGGGAACTTCTCCAGTTGTTACAGAAGGCTCTGCTCATGGATTGTTAGTTAATGAGTGGGTGTATATTCCTAACGCTACTGTGGGAGTTGTTCTTGCCGCTGGCTGGTATAAAATTAGCGCAGTAACTACTACAACTTATACATTGGGAACTAATGCTACTGGCGGTGCAGTTACTTCTACCGGAACTACTTTTACTTCTGGAACTCGTGTAAAGCCTCGTAGACTTCTCTTAAAGAAAGGCAGTACATTTTGGTTTGGAGCTAGCGGTACCGGTCTTTGTTGGAATGGTGCTACTCAAAAATGTCATATGGTTATTACTCCAGATGACGGATTAGATGGAAATGAATTTGTTATTTCCACTATGCAAGTAAGGCCAAGTTTCTTTAGCTGGACTATAGAATCAGGTACTACTTGGCAAACTTCTAATACCCTGACAACTAACTATGTTTATAATAAAGCTCAGCTAGATAGTACAGGATTGCAGGGAGTTAAATATACAAATGCCGCAGATCTTGCTTCTTGCCGGGCAACTCCACGAAGTTGGGTTTTAATTTCTAATGTATTGTACGTTAATACTGGAAATACTATTGACCCGTCCAACTTTTTAGAAGTTACTCGTGCATCTGTAGATGGGCAACATAATGATTCTCCCGCTAATTTGTTTATGAGTAGGATTAAGTTTGAAAGGGGGGATAGATGTTTCTACGTTGCTCCTTTTGCTACAACTACTTACAGGCCAATTATGTCTATAGATCAATGCGAGTTTAATAAAGCAACTGGCAGTGATGGATGGCATAATGAAGGAAATATAGAACTATACTGTTTTTCTTGTAAAGCCAATTTCAATGAATCAGATGGATTTAACGATAGGGCTACTACCGGAACTTCTTTTATAGGTGTATATACACAATGCGATGGTCACTACAACGGATGCTTAGCTCCTGTATTTGGTGATTCAAGAACTAGTGCTTCTTATGGAACTAACCAAGGATTTACCTGTCATATTAATTCTAAGCTACTTAGGGTTGGTTGCAGGGCATCTTATAATGGTGGGCAGGGATTCTTTGAAACAGCTACAACTGCTTCTACATCTTGTCAGTCTTGGTGTGTGGGATGTTTTGAATGGAATCAAAGAGGTAGTAATGATAACGTTACTTATCCTTCCACTAAATATAATTGTGGGTATGGGATAGGTAGCGTAGCTGGGGCAACTGCTGAAGTTCTTAGGTTAATAGATTGTTATTGTTCTAATCCAGAAACGGGTGAAGCATCTACAACTACTTATCCTGTAACCATTCAGCAGTTCTCTGGCGCCCAATGTTATGATACTAGAAGCCTTGCATATATCATAGCTAGTCAACTAAAACTTACTGGAAGTGCAGTTAGTACCAACTACGTAACTTATTAAGAATAGTTTAAATCCGATTTTACGAATCGGTTTGACTAGCCTACTCTACCACTAGAACCTAAAAATCCCCCCGCTATTGCCAACGTGGAGCTGGCACGGGGGGATTCTGTTGTTACCCGGTCGTCGGGCAGAAACAGTGGGTATTAATTAAGAATCAGAAATTATTTCATAAACTCTAACTATTTCGTGAAGAAAAAGTTCATAAGAATTTGGTTCTTCATAATTACAATCGTAGATAACCCCATCAGAAATAACAAAAACATGACTTGTTTTTCTACCTTTTACATGCTTTACAACAAAATAATCCTTGTTTTTGTTTTCAGCATTAGATAAAACTTTTGGATTTCTTTCGGCAAGAATAATATTGTGTACTTCTCTAAGATATTCACAAACATCATATTCATAAAGACAAGTATAGATTAAACCACTGTAAATTTTTTCTTCGTTGCCAAAGAATTTTTCTGGATTAGATTTTTTCCAATACCAATCTAAAAAAGGTTTGTGACTTGAATCCCCTGCAATCATTCCAGCAGTGTGAGCTGCACACAATTTCTGGCCTATTTTTTGTTTAAGAATTTTAATTGGTTTCTTCATTTAAATTAGGAGTTTTCAAAATCGTATTTCCATTTACCTACTTTAACAACAACTTTAGTGGGGTCATTTTCCTTTGAAAAGAAACCAATAACAAACTCTTTATCCTCTAAAGTAAAGTTAAATTGTTTTTCAATTGCCTCATCTCTGTCAAAAAATTTATCTTTTGGGTAGCCGTCAGCTAAGGATTGTCCTTGATAATATACTGTAGTTGGATCATCTTGTAAATGTTCTCCTAAATTTGACCAATTAACTTCCTCAGGATTTTTGAACCATTTGCTAGACCAATAAATCCCACTTTTTTGTTTATTACTTTCTGGTGCCATTCTGCGCCAATCGGGATTAGGTATTGTGAGAAGATCTTGAGTTGATAATTTGTTAATAGGAGAAATATCATCTAAATTACTTCCTTCATTTGAATTTCTAAAGTGAACAGATTCAATCTCAATAGGCTCATAAGTTTCAGAATCAAATAAAGAAATTACATTTCCACCTATAATAACTTTAACTTTCATTGACCGCTCCTGTGAGAGTTACTTACTTTACTTCTTTCATTTAAGTATTCAGAAAGAGTGGGAATTGTCATTAAAATTGTTTCTGTGTATTCTGGGTATACTTCGGGAAGATATTCGTACCTTGCTAAGATAACGTTTGCAAGATCAGCTTCTTCATAAGTGCAATTTACATTGCAGACTTCTTTAAAAACTTCAATTTTTAGCCATTTAGGAATAAGACTAAGAATAAATAAAATAAATTTTTGTTTCATAGTGGAGATACCTCGTCAGTGGGGATGTTGTCGCTACAAAGAACAAAGATAATATCGCTTGGTTTCTTTGAGTTAGAGTTTAAAAAATCGGTTATTTGAATTCCGTAAGATCTTGACATACCTTCACAAATGTTTTTGTTTTTACTTTTATCTTTTTTGTCAACCTTAACTATCTTCATTAGTAACCTTCAAATGTATGAGGAATATAATCGTTATCTCTGACAACAAAAAACCTAGAAGCATGATCTGCACTGTACCTTTCATTTAAAGAGTTTGCAATATGATCTGCAAAATACTCCATAACATTATCACAAACTACAATATCTGAGACCTCATCTCTATTGGCATTGTCTACTCCAATTATTTTTTTTAAGTTACTCAATTTAGAAAAACCTCATTAATTGTTTTAGCTACGTTATCTTCCCTAATACCTACATACATTTTTACGACCATAGTGTTTAATGAAACCATAAGTTCGTGAACTTCTTTAGATCTCTCACCATTGATTTTTTCAATCATTCTTTGAGCATCTTCAAGAAGCATTAAAGCGCAAGAAAAAACACCTAAACCAAAATCATTATTAGAAACTTCTTTATTTTGACATGCTTGGACAATTTGATCCATAGCATTTCTCACTGTTAGTTCAAAGTGAGGTTGTTTAGTTAAATTAATAATTTCTTCTTCACTCACTTTTACTCTCCAAAATAGCACCTGCATATTCAGCACATAAATTACTTGCTGCTACGATTTGTAGAATTGCTGGATTAGTTTTATTTTGTTCTGCTAAATCAAGAAGCAGTTTAGCGGAGTATCCTAATACGGAAGCTTGAAAATCTTCACCTGACATAAATTCAGTGGCTTCTTCAAGAGTTTTAATGTTGTCCTGTAATTTTTTTAGTTGTTCATCATTCATGGTAGTATCATTTTCCTTAGATAAATATCTACATCGCTCATTGGAATTTGTTTTTCCTTCTCAACAGATAAAGCGTCTTTCAAATAGTCAGTTACTTTTGAATTAGTATCTAATCCTTTAAAACATAAAACCTCAAGTGATAGACTTAACGTTTCTTTGTAAAGTTCGTCAGTGGGACTCATCCAGTAGTCAATTATTTTAAGGATAAGTTTTTTAGCTATGTAAACAAACTCTTCGACTTGTAGTGAGTTGGATTCTCTAAACAATTTAAATCGTTTGCTAACTGTAAACATCCAGATAAGATTTTTTACTACCCATCCAAATAATACTGCTTTCTTTAATTCGTCCATCAATTGTTAGTGATTACCCCATTTAAGCAAAGGATATTAAAAACGGTTCCAATATCACTAGAAACTAGTGGCCCTCGTTTTCCATTGATAATTAAATGGGATTGTCCTTGATGTTCTACAATAACTACTGCGTTATTACCCCCCACAATTAGTGGGATAGACTTTGGCTTCTCTTTACTGATTAGTTCTTGGATCATCATGATTATAATTGAAGTGTACCCTGTACTTGACTATTTTGTCTAGTTTTACATAAGAATGTTTTTGGTATTCTTATTTTCGAGATAGGTGTTTACCCGTAGGTTCGTCAGGGTAGGGAGTAGGGATAACCCCCTTTAGGGGGTTTTCCTGTTGTCCCCCCTTTACCCGTCACCCTCTCCGAATTGGGGCACTTGTTAATTAAGTAAGTCATATCAATTGTTAATTATATTAAAAAGATTAGATACAATCAGAAGCCTATTTCTAGGTAACTGCATACAGCCCTCTCCATTTATAATTTTAATAAATGAATTAGACACATACTCCACAACCCCCACTTCAATAAACTCTCCTAGAACACTATGAATGTAAACTTTAGCGCCTACTGAGAGTGATGCACAATAAAACAATTTTGCCTTAACTATACTTGAATGGGTTGTAAATGTTTGGGTAGTTCCAAAATTTTCCTTCATTTATTTCCTTACTAATTTAACGCAAGCAGGTTTTCCTGCGGCCGGTTTTGTTTTTTCTAACAATGGGCTTCTTTCAACATGCTTAGTTAATGTAGGCTCACTAATAGAAAAGTGTTTGACGAGATCCATAAACTTAGTTTCTCCTTTTTCTTGGATATATTTCTCCAATTGGGTAGTGAAGTTGACCAAAGGCTCTTTCTCCACTACCTTACTAAACAATCCAGTTTCCGCATCAAAGAAAGCTCTAAATACAGATTTACCGTCGTCAGTTAATCTTTCTTCATCACGAAAGTCAAAGGTAAGTTTTATTCCTTCATAATCTTTTTGAACATCGTTGGCAACAAACATACCAAAGTCAACTTCTCCAGCCATTCGTGAAGAACCACGTAATGCTTTCCAAGTTTGATTTATGTCTCCTTCTTTACTAAAGTGGTGGACAACAAGAATACATAATTTATCTTGGCTGTTTAACACTTTAAATAAAGCATCCCACACTGGGCCAGTTTGAGTGGAAGAATCTTCATCTTGAGAGTGTAACCTTTGGAATGGATCTAAAATAAGAACACCTATGTCTTTATCTTTGACCATTTTTATTAATTTGGTAACATCTTTTGGTTCATCTAATTTAATAGACGGTTTGAAACTCCACTTAGCCCTGTCAGTGTAATCACAATCTTTAAGAACTTTTCTAATACGATCTTTGAATTTACTCTTAGATCCTTCAGTTTGAACGTAAAGAATATTAGGAACTGTCTCTGAAGAGACAAAATCATCAATACCTAGAAAATAACTTCCCGGAGTCAACAAACTTCTAACTAAGTTCAAACATATCCAAGTCTTTTTAGATTTTTGTGCGCCGCCAATGATACCTATCTGGCCAGCATTAATAAACTTAGTTATGTAGTTAATTGAGTGGTCGTCATCTTCTTTGTCAGTCAGAAAGTCGTCGGTATCTTCAACTAGGTTAGATATGTTGTTTAGCTTAGTAAGCTCGATTAGATTATCAACAAAAGAGTCAATATCATTCTGAGCAAACCATTCACAAAGATCCTTACCTAATTGTTTTCTTTTCCATTGAAGATCGCATACAGTTACAAGTCCTTTATGCTTTTCCCAATTCTTAACCATTTCCTGACCGGCTGAATCAGAATCAGGAATAATAATTATTTGACCTATATCTGTAAGATCTCTTTCCCACTCTACTTTATAAGCAGTTCCTGGAGTAGATATTACTGGAATATCTATCCCTCTTTTTCTAAATTCCCAAGTAAGTCTAAAAAAGTCAGACTCACCCTCAACGACAATTAGAGTGGGACAAATTTCCGGAATCCTATCTAATCCGAATGGGATATATAAAGATTTCTCAAGACCAGATTTTTTGCCATCTATAGATCTAAACCTAAGGCCAACTATCTTCCCACTATAGAAATATGGAATAACCATACAACCGTCTGGACAAGATTCAGCCCACTTAGGAGATATAGACTTAGAATTTAAATCTTCTTTTGTTAAAAAACCTACGTCAAAAGACTTTAGTACATCTAATGGAAATCCTCTTTCGGAACAATATTCAACTGCAAAAGTTTCATCTAGGCTAGTCCTTTTAGACTTTAAATAAAGATCTCTCCATTCTGATTGTTCTTCTACGTAGATAAACTTATTGCTAAAGTTATTTTCAACTTGCTTTATACCGTTAGCCTGTCTAAAGCTATCAACAATTAACAACGCTTCCGGCATTGTTTTATTGGATACCCTAGAAATAAACTTAGTTACGGATAAACTTAATGAACAACTAAAACAATGAAATACACCACTGGTTAAATTAACTCCAGCTGAAGCATTTCTATCTTCGTGAAAAGGACATTTACAGGGAGTAAAACCGTCAGGTTTACTCTTTGAAGGATCGAACTCAAGATACTGTTGGTATAACGAGAGGTAATCCATCTAGTCTTTCAACTATACCATAAGGTTTATTTAAAAGTCAATAGTTAGGTATGTATTGACTTTAAGGCTTTGTTTAGGGTATAATAAATATGTATTGCTATGAAACAAATAGAATATATAAGAAGAAAAAAAGGTCTAAGTCAATCAGATCTTGGAAAAATAATAGGAGTATCTCAAAAATGTATTTCTCACTTAGAGACTGGAAAGAAGCAAGTGGGGTACGCAGTTCTTTGTTCTATATCTAAATACTTTAAGTGGGAAAAAACTCCCATAGAATTACTGGAGGAAATTCGTGAAGATTGATACCAGAGAGACTCTTAAACAATTTAATGAATTGCTTATTTATGATCCGGGCGGCACCACGGGTTACGCGCGTATAAGATTAGATCGCGAGGGTAATAGTATCACCATATTCGAGGCGGGCGAGTTTGCTAATTATGTATTGGCTGAAGACCACCTAAACAAATTAAACAAAGAAAACACTATCTTTCTTTACGAGTCAATTGTAATAAACACAAGATATCCCACTCCACAGGAAGTAAGAATTCCAATAGAAATGATAGGTGTTCTAAAATATCTCTGTACAAAATTAAAAATAACTTATTTTGAACAAGATCCCGCTAGACGAAAAGCAGCAGAATTATGGTACCCAAAAATACATTCATTAACATCCCACCATGGAAGCGCATGTAGACATGGAATAGTCTTTGCTGTAGATTACCTTATGCCAAAGCAACCTAAAATGCCTGAGATTATATTTGATAAACAAACATTATTTAAAAGATAACAAGTGTTGACAATATAGTCCCTTGTGTGGTACAATAAATCTAGATGGGAAAAAAGCCTCTAAAATTAAATTGGGGACTAATTCAAACTACCGAACAACCAACTCAAACCGAAACTAAAACTGAATCAAAATTAATACAAAACCTTCACATTACAGACATTAATCTTTTTCTAAGATGTCCAAGACGTTTTAAGTACGAAAAAAAGTTTAGAATTGTTCCAAACTATTATCAAACACCAGAGTATTTTGACATTGGAGTTATAGGACATAAAGCATTAGCAGCTAGATATTCCAAAACCCCATACGAAATTCCAGATACTGATAATGGAAATCTCATAAAATCATTAATGAACGAATATGTTTATGAGTACCAATCTGAAACCTTTGAAGTATTATCTGTAGAAGATGAAAGAACGATTGTAATTGACGGACAACCAATAGCTTTTACTTTTGATCTTTTGTATACAGACTGGACTAATCCAAACGATCCGATAATTAGAATTATGGATCATAAGTTTTATAGAAGTTTGCCAGACGAAGATAATCTTTTATTTGACTTTCAAATTACTGGATACCTATGGGCGGCGAGAGAACTAAAAATTGGAGCAAAATCTTTAACTCTTAATTGTATTAGAAAAGAACCACCAAAGTATCCAGATATTCTTGACAGTGGGAAGCTATCTAAAGCACAGAAAAGTTTAAACCAAACTTCCTACAGATTGTTTTTAGAAGCGATTGAAAAATTAAATCTAAACAAATCAGACTATCAAAAAGAACTTGACTTTCTACAAGAACGCGGATCTAATATTGTAAAAAGATATGAAGCACGACGTACTAATGAACAGTTAGATTCTTTTGGAGAAAATTTACGACATTGGATTAAAAAAGCTAGAGAAGAAGATTACCCGATTTATTCTAGTTCTATATTCGATGGCTGTGCAAAATGTCCTTATAACAATCTATGCGAACACGAAGATAAAAAACTAAACGTAAGATCATTAATTCAGATGGACTTTAACCGTAAACCAGATTCAGAGAGATGAACTACCTAAGACTACTTATTCACGGAGTACCGGGAATTGGAAAGACAGTTTTATTAGGAACTGTTTTAGATATTCCCGGTGTTCAAAATGTTTTGTTACTCGACATTGAAGGTAACACTGATTCTATTGAATCAAAATGCGAATATATCACCGCTGATAGTATTTTAAAGCCGCTACCCGGAAAAATTAACGTACTTCGGATAACTAACTTTAAACAATACTTTGCAGTAGTAAATATGTTGTCAGATAAATCTCAAGATGACAACTTCCCGTATAAAGGTGGGGCAGTATTAACAGATAGTCTTTCAGAATTAGATGAATTATCTTTGTTAAATGCAATTTCAGTTTCGGGAATTGCTCCATCTAAAAGAAATTTTGAAGGAGTTGCTATGCAACCTGAGTATGGTATTTCTAGAATTGCAATGAAAAATGTAATTAGAAATATGGGAACTTGGCCTTGTCACCTTTTCTATACTTCTTTCTCTTATAAAGACGAAGGTGAAGATTCCCCCACTCTGAATCATTTAATGCCTCAGTTGTATGGCAAACTTAAAAACGATATTCCGGGAGCATTAAAACAAACAGGCCATTTAAGTTTATTGAACGATCGTCGTGTTTTGCGGTGTTATCCAAAAGGTAAAACTTTTGGAAAAGATTGCTCTGAGGGTGGGAAGCTAAGTGTAGATATAGTAGACCCCACATTAAAAAAAGTCTATGATCTACGTTATGGAAACTAAAAGAAATGGCAGTATTCTCTGTAAACTTCACTGATCTTGTAACCGAAAACGTTCCTCTTCCTAAAGACTTTTATCAAGTTGTAATTAAAGAGGCCAAAGTAAAACAACCTAAAGATGAAACTGATGCACAAGGAAATCGAAAGTATCCTTATCTAAATCTACAACTAGAAATTACTAAAGGGGCATTTGCTGGACGAATTGTTTTTGCTATGCTAACTTTGAATCCTTCTTTGGATAGGACTGGCCGATCGGCAAACCGAGGTTTGTTTAATTTGCTAAATGTTCTTAATCTAGCCTCTACTCCAGCAGAGATCAGTATTGATGAAGAAGATCTTTTTGGAAAAGAACTTGATGTTCAAATTTCCATTGGAAAAGGTAGGGATAGCGAAGGAAATGAAATCGAACAAAACCGAGTAGATGAATTTTTCGTTTACGGTACTAAAGATACTTCGGGGATTGCCTCTCAATCTAGCGCAGTATCCGCGGAGGATGTAGCAAACTTATTCGCAAGCTAGATTTAGTGGGGGTAACTAAGATAAGCAATTACTTAGGGGTTTGATCTTGACCTGAATAACTCCCCCATTAAATCTAATTATTGGGCTCTTAGCTCAGTGGTAAGAGCGGACGGCTCATAACCGTTTGGTCATAGGTTCAATTCCTATAGGGCCCACTAATTAAAGTTATGGATATAAAAACTCTCGAAGCAGTCCGTGAGCTTATTCGTCTTAAAATTGGACATATAGCCGCTGACGATAATCAAATTGATGGAGATTCTAAAAGATTAGTTCTTCATGAATTAAGAGACCAACTTGAGAATGAAATACAATCACTTAGAAAACCTAACCAAACCTAACTGTGAGGCCTGCACATTAAATACTGGCAATAATAAAATTCTTAGTGGGTCGGGGGTAACTGAGTCTCCCGACCTATTTTTAATTTTTGAAAATCCAGAATCAAGTGAGCATTATTCTGGTAAACAATTTTCAGGCAGAAGTGCTAAAACAGTTCATAAAGTAATTCAAGAAATTTCTCGGCAGCTTGGCAGAGAAATAACTGTTTATGCTACTTATGGGGCAAGCTGTAGACATTTATCAGACAGACCTCCCAGCCCACATGAATTATTCCAATGTAACGGAAGACTTGTGAGCGAAATAAGCTTAGTAAAGCCCAAAACTATTATTTTGTTTGGCAGTAATTTGTGTTCTGCTTTATTAGAAGTAGAATCTATTTCCAAAAATAGAAATAAGATACACAAATTTCAAGGTATACCCACAATAGTAACCTTTAGTCCTAAATTTGTTTTAAATCCCAAAAATCACGCAAGTTTTCCATCTTTTGTTCAGGATATTGGATTCGCTATAGAGCAAACAGATCCCACTACAAAAAGAGATTGGGGCAAACTATCTTATATTATTGTAGATGATGATAAGAAATGTATTGATCTTTTCAAGCTACTTGCGCAAGAAGGCGAAGTATGTTCTTTGGATATTGAAAATACTACCGGGTTTAATCCTTACAATGCTTTTATTCTAGTAACAGGTATAAAGCATAGAACCGGTACTTACATTATTCCCAACGAGGTATTTTTAAGAAACAAAGATCATTTTGATCCTAATACTCATGTAATTGTTCACAATGCAGTTCATGAGTATAAGTTTTTCAATGTTCATTATGGCATTCGTCTTACTAATATTGATGACACTATGCTAATGTATCATCAAATAGATGAGAGAACTAATGAATGGGCGGCCAAAGATCTTAAAACATTAGGTCAAAAAATACTTGGCGCACCTGATTGGGACGGGCCAGTAAAACCTTACATATCTAAAATGCAGTTTTGTCCTAAAGATTTAATGCATGAGTATCTAGCTTATGACGTAGATGTTACTTATGGGTTGTACGATGCTTTAGTTCCAGAACTTAAAAAAGATAATGTATGGGATGCCTACAATACTGTAGTAAGGCCAGTTATCCCATTTGTAAACAAAATGTCTGCGAATGGTATCTTGATTGATCTCTCTTATGTAGAAGAAGTAGAAAAAGATCTTACCGAAGATATAAGTCATACCCAAGAAAGATTCAGAGATCTAGTGGGGTTATCTGATATTAATATGGCTTCCCCACAACAACTAGCAGTTTTACTATATGATGAAATGCAGTTTCCAATTCAAGGTGGAAAGAGGTCTACCGACGAAAAAACTATTTCTAGTTTGATTGCTAAATTCCCCGAGAAGTCAGAGGCTCTAGATTTAATTGTAGAGTTTAGAACCCTATCTAAGCTACTAAATACTTATGTTTATGGTATTTATGGTAGGGAAGTAAATGGTGTTTGGAGAGAGGGATTACTTAGACCCGATGGCCGTATTCATGCGGAGTTTAGACAAGCGGGTACTTCTACTGGAAGACTTTCGGCTGAATTAGTCCAAACAATTCCCAAAAGAAAAGGCCCACTAATTAAGCGTATGTTTATACCAGATGAAGGTATGCAATTAATTGAGGTTGACTATAAACAGCTAGAACTTAGGATGGGGGCTCATATGAGCAATGACCAAGTTTTAATTGATTATATTAACTCAGGTAATGACATGCACACTGATATGGCTAGACTTATTTTTGGTATTTATGATATTACACCGGACCAGAGATTTGTTGCTAAATCTGGAAATTTTGGTGTTATGTATCGCATGGATGCCAGAGCAGCTTTTTATAATCTAAAGAAAGAGTTTCCAGCAATGACTATGGAGCTTGCTAATAAGATTGTAGATATGCCGCGAGATAAGTTTAGAACACTATTTCTTTGGTCTACAGAGATGCTCAGTGAAGCCATCAAGAATCACTACACTACTACTATATTTGGAAGGAAAAGAAGATTCCCACTACTTACAGAAAGTAATTGGGACGAAGTTCTTAAACAAATGTCCAATTCGGGTATTCAAGGTAGCTCATCTGATCTTAACTCTTTGTGTTCTATGAGATGCGATAGAGAGTTACCTATTAAATCTCACTTTCTTATTCACGATGCTTTTCTTGCAAGCATTCCTATGAGATTTGATCCTAAAGAAATTACAGGAAGAATGGAAGATGTTCCTTTTAAAACTAACGTTAAGTTTGAGGTTGACTACAAAGTTATGGATAGGTGGGGAGAATGAAATTAGTAATAACAGAGCTATCTGATATAGATAAAAAATTAATTCCAGATGTTTTTGAACGTCACTGTGATGTATCATTCAAAAATGACACTCTTACCGTTTCTGGTGACCTTCATGAAGTTATAGAGTATTTGGCAAGGTTAGAGGGTAGGGAGCCTATTCAATTTTTTATGACCGAAATATGGTCTAGAAGAAGAAAAATGGAAATTGATAATGTTAATCACAACTAAAAAAACTGCTGATATGCTTCATAAATACTATAGAATAAAAAAACCAGTTACTTTGATTGATATTTCTAGAGGCACTTCCTATATGAAGTATATCAAACGTAGAAATAGTGAAGGAAAAATAACTTTATATGACAAAAACAATAGAAAAATTCCAGATTTTGATTACAGTAATGGTTTAGTAAATTATGTAAATTTTAGACAGTCTGTAAGGCCAGTAAGATATAAGTTTACAGTTAACTAGGGTCCCTTTTCGTCAAATATCATGCACAACAGCTATTACGTAAAAATTCTTTGTTCAACAACTCCAAATAATCATTGTGAAATTTGTTCTTATAGTCCTCCTCAACCAATTTCTATAACTTGTTATGTACAATTAAATGGAACAGGTGTAGAAACTTGCCCTAGTTGTGGACGAATGTGTAAAGCAGTAATGCATTACGTAAATTTAGAACCAATTTCATCTGATAATCCAGATGTATTAAAGGGAGGAACCGAATATCGCAAGCTACCTAAAAATGGGGAGCATACTTTAACAACACCATTTAGGTCTACTAAGAAACTTCAATTAGAAATGCCGCCACCAACCCACCCCACTATTTATTGGAGAGATAACTATTGGGAAGAATGGTACGAAAACAATCCAGATAAACCTGTTAATGATATCCTTCCAGAGCATTATCATAGTAGACCAGTTAATCTTCCTAAGAAAAAAACTACTCAACCAGTTCAACGTAAGAATAAAGCAGATAATGTTCAAAAAGCTTTCCTAGCTTTATTTAAAGATTAGTTGACAAATAAGTGTACCGTGTGCTATGCGCGCGCGTTCCTAATATACATGCAATATAGACCGATAAAAGCAACTTTATGACTTGCAATTTATCGGTCTATATGCGATAATTAATTGTATGCCAAAATTTACGTTACAAAAAGCCTATCAAAATTTAGCGGCTGAAAAGGTTTCCCGTGCTAATAAGAAACAATCTAATGTAGATTCTGATGGATATGATTTTTCTGTTAAGTTTCCTACCGTTTATAACTATCAAAAAAAGGGAGTAGAGTTTCTTTCTGATAAAACTTTAAACCGTAGAATCTTGGCTGATGATATGGGACTCGGTAAAACTTTACAAGTCTTAGCTTCTTTTGATAAACAGACTGAAGATAGTTCTGGCCGACTTTTAATTGTAACTACTAAAAATGCTAAAGCTACTTGGCGAAAAGAAATTAAAAAATGGCTAGGTAAGGATGCGGCTATTATTGAAGCTTCTCAAGGTTTATTAGAAGCCACTAGAATAGTTATGATGGAAAAAGCTCCTATCGTTTCTGTTAACTTTGAAAGTATTCCTAGTTTAATTGGACTTTTACAGTCTCAGCATTGGGATTATATAGTTGTAGACGAAGCCCACAAGCTTAGAAATAGAGATACCAAAATGTATAAAGCTTGTGCGGAATTGTTTAGACATTTTCAAATGGTTCCACTTAAATTGGTTACCGGTACTCCTTTAATTAATTCCCCAAGAGATTTGTATTCTTTGCTTCATTTACTTTATCCTTCTTCTTTTACTTCCGAAGAAAGATGGATTAATGAACATTTTAAAGTTGTTGATGATGGTCCGCGAACTAAAAAATCATATACCCACCGTTCGCCTAAGCAATTTAAAGAATATATGTCTCGATATATGCTTAGACGAATTAAAGAAGATGTTTTAGATTTGCCAGATCTTCGAGAAATTACGGTACCTATTGAACTTGAGGGTGATCAAGCTAAGTATTACAATATGATTCGCGACTCGTTTAGAGCTGAATTTGAAGGTAAAGAATCTATCAGCGCTAGTATCTTAATTGCTCAAGTGGGCAGACTTAAACAAGTAGCCTTATCTTTAGGATTATGGCATGGCCCATCTTGTGAAGGTGCCAAAACTGAAAAGATTATGGAGATCTTGGAAGAGTCAGAAGAAGATGAAAAGTTTGTAATTACTTCTATGTACGCTGATTATCTTCGCCCATTAGCTAAGAAGCTAGAAGAAAAAGGATATAAAGTTTGTTGTTTAACTGGACGTTCCACCACTGACGAACGATTTAACATGGAAAAGAATTTTAATGACCCCAATTCTGGCATTAAAGTATTTCTTTTCTCTACAAAAGCAGGTGGGGAGTCTTTAACTTTAACAGCCGCAAGTACAATTATCTTTACAGATAAGCCGTGGACTGATGCCGCAGTTAAACAAGCTATTGGACGTATTAATCGTATCGGCCAAAATAAGAAGATGACCGCAATTACTCTTCAAGCCGTTAATACAGTAGAAGAGTGGATTGAATCTATTATCGAAATGAAAGCCGCTATGTTTAATGAAAGTATTCCTGTTACGTTAGTTCGACGAATGTTGTTTGGAGAATAAATAATGGCACCCATAAGTTTGCTACATGCTCGCATTACTAGACCAGAAGAACTTTTGGCCTCAGATGAACTTGGTTATTTTGTTTTCATTGGAGTTATAGGTGGAAAATATAAATTCTATGAAAAAGTAGGGTTAAATCACGTAACTTTACACTGGCAGACAGTTAACCACCTGATTAATACTTTAGGTGCGACTAGACCAAATACCGACACTAACCCGGAATTACTAAATGCCACGTTTACACTAACTAAAATTCGATAAACATGAAAGAAAGTCAAAAAGATCCCCACCAGACTATGTATATATTTATACTGGTTATGTTGTTTGTTTTATCTAGCTTAATGGCTATCGCAGAGAAAAATGGTATGTTCTTTAAGGAACCGGTGAACTGTTATGAGAACTATTAATGTCTACGTAACTAGGAAAGATATTTTGGAAGGTAAGTGCATGGCATACTCCTGTCCAATTGCCTTAGCCGTAAACAGGGCATTAAAAAGAAGCGGCTATGCTCATTATGAATGTACTGTTAATCAAATTAACATAAATATTTATTATGGAAAAAATCTTTTATTCCATAGGATAGAGCCACCATATAAGTGTGCGCATTTTATAAATATGTTTGATAGCTTTCTTGAGGAAGATAAGAAGCAAGCTAAGCCATTTAAATTTTCTTTTCAGATTCCAGATCCGATAGAGGTAAAAAATGTATTTTCAAAAGATTAATAGTGGGGTATTTGCTTACGGCATAGGCCCACAAAAAGGAACATTATTCGTCCGAAGAACTAAAGGTGCTGTTAAAGAATCCTTTAGTTTCTCACTTATGGTTTATCCGGCTAATATTTGTGCTGTAGAGCCAGATAAATTTCACGGTTCATTAAATGATTGTATTTCTGCTATTGAAAGATTTGCTGGAAATATTAATCATTTTTATGTAGAGGCATTTAAGAAATGCTTGGAGGATTTAGATGCAGACTAGCCCACTGGAAAAAGTACATTTTTACGTAACTCAAAAAGACCTTAAAAAAGGAATAAAATATAATTGTGATAAATGTCCCGTGGCTAGATCTATTAAACGAAGGCTTAAACATAGAAATATAATTTATATAGCAGTAACTCCTAGCTTTGTTACCTTTATATGTAGTGATTCTACGGTTGTGACCAATCCTTTGCCAGAAAAAGTTAGAGATTTTATAATCAATTTTGATAACATGGGTAAACATTCTGTAAAATCATTTAGGTTTTATTTGGAGTTTGATGAATCGTTTGTGGCTGAATTAAAATGAAAACATTAACCAAAGTACCGACTACACTTTCAGTTAGAACTGAACTTTCAGTAACTGGAATTGAAACGATAAATGGAGTTGAATGCCTAGTGGGGGATAATTTATCTACCTACCAAACTAGGCATAAAATATTTGCGGTGTTTAATGGGGTTAGATACTTGACTGACATTAAATACAAAGATTTCAAAACAATGGTGGAAAAATACAAATGATATCTATTACAATCTACGGATTAGCTTGCGAAGATCAATTAGATCTTATGCAATGGGGTCACGTTCATTATCCAAACGCTAACATAAAGCATTACTACGATATTAACGATGAATGTCATTTAGAAATTAAAGGAACTTTGTCAGAGTGTGCTGGAATTTGTGCCCATTTGGAGACATTATGAAAGAACCTAGATTTAGAACTGCCTTAAAGCTTAATGTTTACGTTACTAAGAAAGACATTAAAGAAGGAAATCCGTGTAAAGGTTATTCTTGTCCTATCTCTAATGCTGTTAATAGGATTCTTAAAAAGAATGGGTATCATTGTATTTATGTATTCTCTAATGTTGTGGGGATACATTTCTACACTCACGATAAAGATTTAGAAGCTAAGAGATTGTTTTCTGTAGAAGTGCCGCCTAAATGTTGTGTCTTCATAGAAGACTATGATACAACTAAAATAAACAAATGCTACCCCTTTAGATTTGTGTTAGAAATTGATGCTCTTCAACTAGCAATCCTTGAGGGAACTAAAAAATGAACAAAACAACTATTGAGCAAGCACAAGAGATTATTTATGGCGATCGAGAAAAGACTTACGGCAACCCATCCGAAAATCTAGATAAGATTGCTAAGATATGGGAAACTATTTTTGGTATACCAGTTACTAAAGAACAAGTATGTTGGGCTATGGTCGGGTTAAAGATGGCGCGCGCATCTAATCCTAATGCAGAACGCCATAAAGATAATGAAATAGATGCTATTGGTTATCTGGCATTGATTGATAGGATTAATGTTTGCCCTTCAGTTACAGTTAAACCAGAAAATTTTATAGAACAAGAAAACAGATTTAAGATTCCAGATTCAGTAGTTCCCATTGAAGCTGAATGGCCTTCACTTGGTGAATTTATGTCTTTTACTTTTAACTCAAATTCAATATCTAGGGTACAAAATCCTACAACTAAACATAAATTGGTATCTTTTTTTGAAGAGCAAAATGAGTATTACCAACCAATTTTTCCTGAAATTTTTATATCTGATAAAAATTGGATAGACATTAAAAAACATTTAGAAGATTTTTATGATATTATTTTTTCTTTTGGAGATTTTAATGGTATCATATTCCCTTTTGTAGAACACGGAAATCTGTCAGAATCCATTTGCACTAAATACGATTTAATTTATATTAAGCTTGTGGGTTACATCCATAAAAGTGTTTTGGATGTTATAGAAGATAAAATTCATGAAATGCTTATTCCAATAGAAACGAATGTAACTGGAATTTCTGATAAATTGGTTTACGCTATACACTTAAAAGGTTATTTGACCCACTATTTTACATTAAAATCAAATAACTATAATTTCCATAGACTGTTTACTTATGCATTTGAAAGAGCAAATAAACTTTATGCTTCTTTTGTAGTAGCCAAATTATACGATAAAGCTAAAAACTCCGTTACGGAAGTTTTGTTCTATTCTTATAATAGAGGGGGGAACAATACTAAAACTTTGAAATTTGAGGATGGTTCTGCGGGTAAGTATCATGTAGATAAAGTTTTAGTAAAAAGTATTACTAAACATTGTTTTTTATCTATTTCAATAGATAATTTTGATAGAATTTTAACGTGGGTTAAAGATAGTGAATAATCTTTAATTATCTAACTGTAGACAGAGAATTCAACAGTGGGGTATAATGTAATAGTGGGTGACATAGATACACAATCAAAGTTACCCACTAAAGGAAACTAACAAAACAAATGTTAACTCTTAAAACGACCGAAGAAGGTAATAATATTCTTAAAGTATCAGAAATTGGTGCTTATGATTTTTCTTTATGCGTTCAATATATAGAAGATTATGGATTCTTCTATGACTTTAGCACAGGTGAATCTAAAATTGTTCTAACTGAAGATAAAGGTGATGCTGATGATCTTCGTAGTTTTGTAAAATCTTTGGCTAACGAAGATACCGAAGAATATAATACTTTGGTTAACGAAGTTCTTCCGGAAGTAGAGAAGTTTATTAACGAAGTGGAGCCAAATTAATGAGAGTTACTTTACCTGCAATGAGAGTTACTTTACCTGC